ATAACCGTATATCCTCCAGATTTTAATAATACTTTTGGGCAATCCACAACTTTTACAGTCGCCCACCCCCTTCTTACTGTTGCGGCAGATAATTTGCCTACGTCTTTCTCCGCCACAGGACTACCTGCAGGACTATCAATAGATAATTATGGAAATATTATTGGTAAAATAACCACAACCACCGCAGGAAACTACCCTACAAACATATACGCTACCAACTCGGCAGGCAACTCCACAGCGGTAACATTAAATATTTTACTTAATTCCACACCGGAGGTTATAAACGCATACGAGGGAGTAGCTTTTTGTTATCAATTCACAGATTTAAATGCGCTAACAACAGTGCCCAACGTTTCATTCGCAGTGACCGCCGTGTCTGGTGAATCACTACCTTCTTGGTTATATGTAAACTCTAGCGTGAATAGTTCTTGTCACTTATATTATCCATCCGGTGTGCTAACACAAACCACCACTGGTACTTACCACATAATATTAACAATAACAAAAGGAAAAATTATATCTAAACGTCAGTTTAATATAAATTATATACCAGCACCTAAAATAACTTACCCCGCTAGTCAGCAAACATTCTATATTGTATCCCCCACATATAGCACAATTAATTATACTACAGTCGCACCACTATTACAGGTACTGGCCGATAATTCCCCTACAGGGTATACAGCAGATAGACTACCTACAGGGCTTAGTATTAATAGCAATGGCCAAATAATAGGATCTACTTCTGTTACCGAGGGATATTACTACCCGACCATAACAGCAAAAAACATAGCTGGAGCCAAATCTTCTATAGTTATAACTATTTATATTTCAGCCTCGCCGGTATCTGATGTTGTGTATAATAACTCAGCTTACTGCTATAAGATAACTGGTCTAGGAGCTTCTGACAGCTATACATATTCTGGAAATCTACCTCAAGGTCTAGCCTTTAATACCTCTGGCACAGCCGCCTGTAATATATCGGGGACCAGTACACTAAATACAACGACCAAATACCCAATTACTATATATGCCCGCAAAAATGGTGTATCCATACCTTTTAGTTTTGTAATAGACTATCGAGCCGACAAGGTCACCATCTCTTCGCCAACTGCGGGTAATGTTTATACTATCAAACCTCCTGACTATCAAAACAGAGTGTATACAAATACCTCTCCTCTAATTTCTATGGTGTGTTCCGGATTCCCAACAACCTTCTCGGCCACAGGACTACCAACACCATTAAGAATAGACGATTTAACCGGAGCAATCATAGGTGGTCCAGTAATGTCGATAGGCTCAGGTACATATAATGTGAATGTAACTGCCAACAACGCTAGATCATCGGCGTCAGTAGGTTTTCAAATTATTATTAGTGATACAACTCAAAATATACCTATAGCTCAGGGAGACAACGTATGTATCGCCATATCAAATCAAGATTCTTCTAATTTTTATGCTTTGACCTCTGGAAATATACCGGCCGGATTATTATTTAACGGCACTGTAGGAGCTACTTGTAACCTCTATGGTTCCCCAATTTCAACAAATACATCCGGAAATTACGATATAGTTATCACCGATAATTATACCGGAGGATCATCAAATACCAGGTATACGATCAATTATACAGGAGTACCATTAATTATATCTGCCACCACAACGATTACTTCGATAACAGGAGGACCCACCACGTACAAGTTCAAACCATCTGTGTATACCTCGTCTGGACCGTATACAGCGAATAACCCACTAATAAAATTTAATACTTTGAATAATCCTACTAACTTTGTGGCCACAGGATTACCAGCGTCACTAAGTATAGACTGCTATGGTAATATTATAGGCACACCATCGAGTAGTGATGTGGGCCAATTTTATTCCGTGACTGCTACCGCAAGTAATTCAGCCGGAACATCTCAAAACTTTAATATTATTTTGGAATTAAATAAATTACCTACTATATTAAATTGGGCGACCCCAGAAAGTATTAGCTACGGTACGGCACTTAGTTCCACGCAACTCCGCGCTACGCAGACCACCACCGCATCCGGCAGTATATCGTATTCGCCCCCAGCGGGGACAATACTCACTGCGGGTATAACCATACTAACCGCCACGTTCACATCAGCAGATCAGGACTACGCGGATTCTATATTGGCTGTATCACTGAGCGTAACAAAGGCAATGGCTATAATAAACTGGGCCTCCCCTAGTTATTTATATTGCGGAGCAACTGCGGTATCTTCCAATTTATTAACAGCCACGGAGGGGCACACACCTCCGTATTCCGGAACTTTTTCATATTCCCTTTATCCAACCTCAACACTCTCCATAGGCAGCTTCGTATTTTCAATAACATTCTCGCCCACAGACAATGCAAATTTCGCGATAACCACTTCCACCAATACATTAAACGTAATTGCTGGAACTATAACATTACTATGGCCCACCCCTAGCGAAATAACGTCAAACGCTGGGTTGAGCGGTAGTGAATTAAACGCAATAGCTGTTCTAACCGCCAACTCCAATACAACTGTAGGTGGTACATATACATATACCCCACCGCTCGGGACGGTATTCCCTCTGGCTGGACAATCTTCGGGCACTATAGTAAACCAGACGTTAAGCGTTTCGTTTGTTCCGAATTCAGACGCTTGCTGGAGTTCATCCACAGTAACAAAGACTGTACAATTACCGGTTAGGAAGGTATAAATTAACGTATAGTTATGTCTTTAAGCTCATTAGAATTTTTAAACAAGAATCAATTCAGAAGTTATCCGCTAAAGGCGGAATCTTCGCTTACGGCTATAGACGGAAGAAAGGTGAGTAACGAATTATTGGTAGGAGCAAGCATAACCACAACCTTGGACAGAAAGAATATATTTGTTAGGCAGATATACGTGGATAGTGCTGATGTAAGAATAACGTTAGCAGCTAAATTATCTAATTCTTTTTTTGAAACTATTGGTATATTTTACGGCACTATAACTTCAGAATTTACAGTATTAAGGCTTACAGAAACAATGAAGTTCACTAGCGGTACTTTAATTATTGGTACTTTAGAAGCCTTGAATGAGCTATCTGGTGTTTACACTTTTGAGCCGGCAGCAATGGAGTTAGAGGAATCGACCGTTTTTTATTATACCCCTCCTGGAGTCACCAGTATTAATTACAGAGGAGCTAGGTTAACAGGAGATGTAAATTTTGGGGTGTTGTCTAATATTATAAAATCTAGGCCAGTAGACTCACCGAAAAAAATTGATTTTGGCGTTATAGATTCTGCTAGTGTTATGAGTCTGGGTGACAAGTCCTCTCTATTCAATAATTGCCCCACCCCGGTCATCAGATATATTGATGGAGCTGTACCATTTTATCAGTCTTCTACCTCTGTTGATTCTCATAATACTTATAATTATCTACCTGCGTTGCAGGGTAATTTATTCATGGTGGGTGTTGCGCCACTATCTTTCCAAAGCCAGCAAAATATAGATAATTCAAATCAGCTGGTTGATCTGGGGGGTCTGTCAATAACCGCAAATTCAATTACCAGTGGGGCCCCTATAACCCTTAATACTTTGTGTAATGCAAGAAATTCAGTACTCCCACCTATTTCACCTATTTATATAAAAAGAGGAACACTACCAGGATCCAACCCATCCGCAGCGGGCCTAGATAGCTATTATACAAAATCAGCATATCACGCCAGCAATTTATACTCTGTAACAGATCCAGAGTTTATGTGGTGGCCGCAATTCTTTACTTACAGCAGTATAACACCGGTAATTCCGATTACCGCTAATTCGGATTCGACGGTACTAATAGGAAAAGCCTCAATAAACCCTGCGACCGCTAAACAAAAATACTCAGTATCTTTGATATATGTAAACACAGGAACAGCAACGGTAACTGTATCCTTATTGCGAACCACTAAACTTTTGTCAGGCGCACTAAGCACAACTAATGTGGAGGGATTTCAGAGAATAGTTATTCCACCTAACAGCTCTACCACAGTAAGAACTGTGAATGACAGTGTTTACCCATCGCATAATAACGAGGGCTTAGGATATGCGGTACCTATCAATATTGTTGATGGAGACACCTTTTCAGTTTATTTTAATAGTGTATCTGGAGGAGTTTCAACCCTTCAGCCATATCTCTACTATAGATAATTATGTCTGAATATACTACATTAGGCTGGCAAAATGAAAATGGATTAACCAATTACCCGTTTTTTGCGCCATTTCAAATAAATGACCTGTTGGTTGATGCGTCATTTATACAATTTGATAATTTTATACCTGTGTTTACATCTTTGCTGGTGGGTGAAGATTATATGGAATTTACAATAATATTTGATAACGGCGAAGTAACCACAAGATATCAAAAGACTGACTTTTATGTAGGTACAAAGAATTTAAGAATGTATGACTCTGGTGGGGATAGGTATCTTGGGTGTTTAACTATAGGTGAGGGAGCTAACACCGCTTGGGCTAGTTATGTAGGAGAGCAATTAAACACCTCACTTCCGTTTATACCAACAACAGTTAGAAGTATTCCCCTAAATGATGCAGTATACCGATTAGATAATTCTTATGGTAGTCTCGTTTTGGGAGCCAACCAAGATATGGCAGATAGTTTCACAGAAATAGGTGGTATAGTTTACCAGACATCCGCTGGTGTAAATACAATATTTTATAACACCTCTACTTCACCGGCGTCTATTACATTTAATGCTGTTGCCAACGCTGTTGTGCCAACGAATAGCAAAATACACCCACTCAAACAAATAAACCTAACTAAACCTTTAAACAATAATATTACATTAAGTGGAAATGACATAGTTAAGTTTAAGTCTATCAGTAATCAGAATCTCTCAATATATGTTGTTGGTCAGGCGTCAGCCAACACATCCAGCCTAGCCCTAACAACATTATCTGCATAATATGGAAGTATTAGAATGGCTTAATGAAAACGCGCTGAGAGCTTACCCACTAATTGAGGGTAAGACGGTTTCAGAGATTCCAGATGGAGCTATACTTGACTTGTCTTTGAATATCAGCACATCAACAAACCCAACTACAGCTAAATTAACAGCGTTGGTAGTTAATTCCACAGATATAACTGTCATTTTCACTGATAACTTTTTTGACTATAACTATGCAGAGCACGGTGTTTCTGGTGTGGATGCTATAAAATTTCCGCTTTATTTAAGAAACACCGCAGGAAGCTTATTGGTTCTAGGTGAGGACTTAAAAAGGGTAACAAGAAATACTGTTTTTAACGTTGCTGTTCCTGTAGAGCCTGCAGTTGTTTATCAGTTTGGTGGAGCATGGAATGGGGTTGTTAGTATCTCAAGTAATCCTAATTATGTTAGTGGAGGTTTCAAAATAGAAAACATAATGAACTTTCAGGGACAGGCCACTGTTGGTCAAAACACAGTGAGTGTTGGATTAGGTAATCCCACATGGGGACCACAAATACAAGCTAATCCCCAAAATTATGAAATTGTTTTTAACGGAGGTTTAGTTGCTGGAATAACAGGAGCCTCTGGTAATCCTTCGCCTGGCGCTCGATGGACTTTTACTGGATTGTGGTCAGCTAATTCTAGTGGAGCACCATTAACCATTAGAGCTAAAAACACCGATACATTGGTTCCATCTCTTCCATTGCAGTCAGCAACAAGCACAGGTATAACAGGAGATATAGAATTTGCTCCTGGGTATAACTACGCTATAAATTTTAATAATAACTTAATAAACATGACCGCAGGTTATCGGTTAGGTTTACAGATGGACTGTACAACTAGATTTTTACCTGACGCATACCATGACTGTGGTGATATTATTTCATATATTAATGGAATACCCCCAGATGAAAATGGTGTTTTTAAATTCACAGCAGGCAGTAATATTTATCTTTTTGACGGAAATTCTGTGCAGCAGCCTATTCAAGACACAAATGTAACTCCTACCCTGAGTAGTTACACAGATATATCCGGAAACCAACAGGCAGGTTTAAACAACAATACTATATTTGTTGGGTTGACATTCCTGGAATCCGATTTATGCTCTCCTGTACAACTATTACCTACAAACAACTAAAATACATATATGTCCACAGCTAAAAGAAGAATGGTGTTTACCAGCGTAAACCAGATATTAACACTTATAAAAACCACACCCGCATTGCAACAAATGCCTAGGTTTGCAAGTTTAAAGGAGAGTGAGCTTAGCACAACCCCCACAAACAGCTGCAATTGTTCTAGAAATATTGTAACCCCAGATGTTAATAAACAAATTCTAGAAAGTGCATTAAATTCACTCAATGACTCTGATTTTTTAGCTATAAAGAATGCTCTCCTACTGGATGAGCTATGCTACTATAAGAGGAATAATGCTACTAGTAAATTAGAGATGATTTGCATCTAGTTTACTGGTATACTCGATTATATGAGTAATCCAAACCAGCACCCAGCATACTATATAAATTCTGCAGATGGTACAAGCATACCTGTGCCTTTAGAATCTATTGATGGTACTGTAGAGCCCAGACAGAGCATAATAAGAGGCAGAAAGAACTCACCACTTAGAGAATATACTTCTCCTATTGGTTTTATGGGTTTCCCAGGTATACCCTACGAGCAGGGCGTACCAAACCCATCAACTTATTTTCAGGGAGAGGATGTAGTTCTTGACGCTATGCTTTACTATAAGGGAGAACCTGTGAGTGAAGAAGAGTATAATATTACTGTCGTTGTTAAGTCCGATCCTCACACCCTTAACACAGCTTGGACTGGTATTATTGATAATGGTATATACAAAGGCAAAAAAACAGGCATGTATGAGATATGGATTCCAAGCTACAGCACTTCTAGTATGTTTGCTGGTTCATACTATCTAGACATAGTTTTAAAAGAACCTGTGGGTTCTGGTAAAGGGCCAAAAGATAGAACAATCTTTGTTGCTAGTTATATTTTCAACTTAGAGTATAGCTCAGCGAGTCCTCGTCCAGAGAGTGCGGACGTTGGAGATAATCAATTACACAGGAATGATTTAAAGCCATCATGGCCCCCAGGAGCAGATACCATAGGAACATCAAAATCCCGCTAGAGTCTATCTCGCTAAGATAGTTTTACACCCCCCAGCTTAAATAGCTTAACTGATTGGTATAATTAATTAGATGGCAAGTTATCGCTGTCTATTTTTTAACCATGAAGATAGCCAAATATATAAAAAAGTTAGAAGACTGGGCAGCTGATAGCAGACTATACAGTCTATCCCATCCATTAGATGGACACAGCTATATAATTGTCACCTGCTCAAAACCAGATTTTGAGAAACCGGAAACGTTAATTTTCGGAGCGGATGAGAGAGGTAATCCTATTGATTTTGCAGAGTTACCAGGAACACACGGAGGAAGTAATCACGATGAAGGAATCACTAGAGCGGGTTACACCCCTTTCTACAACTAAACCACACAAAACCAAAACATACATGAGCCACGAAATAGTAGACAAGTTGATCAGGGAAAACACAGAGCTTAAGAACAACTTAGAAGTTCACGCTAACATGGCCGTACAGCTAACGGTCACCAGGAATGAATTAATGGCAGAACTAGAGAAACTTAATGAAAAGATTAAGGTGCTAGAGAGCCATCCCAAGATTGTGAAAGTTAATAAGAATGATGAGAGGACATTCGTAAGCATTGATGATTTGTTTGAGATACGTAGAGCCGACAAGGCAGAAATAAAGAGACTTAATCAGCTTCTAAATGGGTGCTAACCCCCCCATTTAGAACACACATTTTTTGCGGTATAATAAAATGTAACCACGATTTGCTGGGCTCTATTAATTTAGGGTATAGCGGTAAATCAATTGGTTAACAAACCCCACACCCAACAACGTGCATCTTCCTTACAGAAGATAGCATGTTACATTTAGCTTTTTGGTGGGAAGATCTGTGTACCCGCTAATTAACCAAAGGTCCACGGTTGATATTGTCTATACAAGCAAGCGGACACTCGAGCTCTCAACCTTGCTTCGAGATAGATAGCAAACGGGTACACAGATCCTAATTTTGAAGCACTGCCTGAATAGGGTGTAGGGAGATCCTGCGACGATACATAGCCAATAATACGTGCTTTGGATTGTGTGTGGTACAACACAGGCAGCGTTTCAAACTCGTCTATGCGAGTATAAATAGCCAACTAGGCATAGAGCGTCCCGGCTAAACTAGCTGGGGGATTGGGCGCAGTAAGAATGGAACGTATCGTAATTAAGTACGCTCCTAATAGGTCGATATGGTATAACCCATATTTGGTGACAACCTCATAGGTCTCTGCAAAGACAATGAACAAACCACCCGCCTCGCTAATGACAATTGCAGAAGTCTTGGCAGGAACGCGCCCCGAATTTAAATAAGCTTGTGAGTAGAGCGCCCGGAGATCTGGCGACACGGTTAGTAGATTGATTTTTAACCACACGCTGGTGGTATTTAATCTGCTAAGTGGTGATGATCACACAAACTTATTTTTAACTGTCCCCTCCCCTAAACCAAAACACCAACCATAACCATAAAACAAACATGGCTAAAAACGTAGAAGTAATAGATTGGGCTTCACCTGCCCGTAAGGCAAAAAGAGACAATGATCTTTATATCAATAGGGATCTCAAGAAGCTCATGACATATCGTGAGTATAAAAATCAACCAGTTAATGTTTTATCATTACCCGCAGAGAAGTGGCTGTGGGAGAGCCAGTTGATTCAGAACTTCCCTAATAATAAGATTAACTTTCTAGGCACAGAGTCAAATCCTGTAGTTTACAAGAAATCACTAGAAGTAGCTGCCACGATTAATGGTAAAAACGTAAAGACAGAACTACTACCCAACAAATGGGAAGAAGTGGTAGTTAGAGATTTTAACTCTAGGATGTTTAATTCCACAAATGCTGGTTTTGACATCATTTACGGAGACTTCATGGGTACATTTAATAGAGGCATTATAGGCTATATAGAAGAACTATTGAGTGATACCGAAATGTTAAAACCTCTTGGTAATATTATTTTTACATTCATGCTTGCTCGTGGATGGCAAGATATCAGAGAGGAAACAATAAAGATCGGGGAGAAATCCGCTTATAGACATCAGCTCTATGTTGATGACGATAAGATGTGGCTACGGCACACCAAAAACAACACCTCGGATCTGGTACATACATATGCTCTGGGCATTATGGAAACAGTGGTGTTAATCGCCAAGAAGTTTGGTAAGGTATTAATACCCGCTAAACCTCACGTTTATTATAGCCCAGGAGCTAACGGAGCAGAACTTCCAGAAGGCAGCTTTTGCTTTACTAGGCTTAAATAATTTAATACACTTATAAAAATTTGGGGGCGTTACAGGCACTCGAGCTTACAAATAGATATCACACCCACATGCGGAGGAACTCAGTTGGCCTCCTTAATCATCTGAGAACAAAAATAAAAGCAAACTCTAACGAGATGCTTGCTCCTAGCCTCGCCGAGGCAGATGCCATTCTTGCAAAGTATGGCTATGCTGACGCTGAGCTTCTCGCTGCCTAACCGCAGCGGCAAGAGCCGCTAGTAGCAATAACGGTACAGGGACGCCCGATGCCCAGTACTTCAAACGGGTACCTCGATTATATTGTGAGGGTATAATTCATATATGCACCAATTGCATTAAGTTGGGAATCTGAACTACGCATTTACACATTATTGTAGTTCTTATATTAAATGTGAAAAGCATGTACACGGTTGATTGAAATGAGTAAGTGACAGGGGTTCGATTCATAAAGAGTCGCCTGGATAAGTAATTATCCAGTGAAAAAACCGCTCAAACGGCGAAAGCTTCCAGGTAATGCTGATGCTAACACCGTCCGGTGAATCCGAAAGGAGTAAGCTGGCTAGAGACTCATAGGAGCCTAAATCACGAAAGTGCTATGGCTTACTAGGATGGAAAAAATCATATTCAAACTCAGATTTGGCTTCAGAAAGTTCTTTTGTGTATTTACCGTTTCTAGGTGTACATTTAGGATACTTATCTGAAATCATTTTTGCGCGATAAGCCTTTTCAGGTACAAGTAAGACGTCTTTAAGACCGGTGCAAAGATTAACTGCGCCACCTCTTGGACATCTCCAACTATATGCCTGCTTATGGTGATCCTTATATACTTTATGCTTACAAATACATCCTCCGTAGGATTCTTTAAGGGCATCAAGTATTTCAAGGGTAGTGCTGCTGACTGAGACGATAGGAGCTCGCCATTTATCTTTTTTATTATCATAACTAAGAGTAATGGTTCCTTCTCCGTCAATAAGTCCAGCGGTGTATTGGATAGACAATTTCATAAATGCGGTTTTTCTTGAATACGGTTAAAGCACAACCATACTCCAAGAAAAAGGAATAGTCCAGACAAGGATGAAAATTCTTGAATTATCTGTCCCCTCGCCTCCACCAATTTGAATGTCGAACCCCCCCCTCTTGTCCAATACCATGGACTGAGGGGAGCAACATTTTATCCGAGAAATCCCATTGCGATAAGCTGGCAGCACATTAGAGCTGATCCAGTGTGTCAGAAGAACTCGTAGACCGAAGACGTTTTGGGCGAATAGGTCAATTAATTTTCCTCCTAGGGTGAGGTCGCTCCCCTTGCTCATAGCTTGACGAATACTGCACGACTACAGTTATCGTTAAAGCGAAAGAGACCGCAGTTCCCTGCACGTGTAATCCCTCTATTATATCAGGCATGAGTAATAAGAAACATGACTAGTCATCATGGGGGAGAGAAGCTAGCTGCGGGTGGAGGAACACTTTTTATCCCAGTAGTTGTATATAAAACCCACACTGAGAAGCACGTCAGCCGCCGTGTGTATACGTGGAAATCCTGAAGATAAACGATACATCCTCTCATAGGCATACAGGTGATGAATGTGAGAACAAAGGAAATCAACCATCTAGGAGCTACAACTACTGGGAAAATTTGGTAATGTATTTTATCGGTTAAATCATTAATGTTACAGCCGTCTGTGGCCGCGAGATATTATATCTTTCCCGCCCAAAAAAATAACAGATAGAATAATTCAAAGGGGTCCAAACCTGTAGATTTATTCTAGCCCTATAAAGTAACAACCATTAACCATTTTCTAAATCTGACACACTCAGGCTTGGGAGCACTGGTCCGGCAGTGACTAACACAATCCGGAAAATTTTATTTGCCACATAGCCTATATAGGGCTAATGTGGTTCTAGCTCAGGACAACCAATAACCCTCTGGTATTAGGCGTATGCTCCAATGGCATGTGGAGTATTTTAAGTCCTGTCCTGAGCTCTAATTTTTAGCTATCAACATAAAACACATGACACACAAAAAAACCACAGTAGAAATTCCGCAATGGTGGGAAGCAACAGCAGACAACTATAATGATTTCTGGAATATGCAAAGGGCGTACAGCCTGGCAGGATTAAACACAAGCTATAAAGAGATAGCCCAATACAACACCTCACCATATTTGGCTATATTTTGGGTAGGTAAACGCCCTGACCAGGTTATTGAAAAATATTCTGAGAAATCCGTTTGACAGAATATTAATACTAGCTTAGGGTCAAAAACCATGAGTAAAACTACCACACAAAAAGAAAGCATCCTAGAGGAAGCCCTTCGTTTGACGTCTGGTGATCGTCGTAGAGACTATGACCACCCAGCACCAAATCACGAAAGAATATCCACACTATGGAATGCTTATCTATCAGTTAGAAAAGATCCAGAGGCAGAGATTTCTGCCTACGACGCAGCAATGATGATGATGCTACTAAAGGTGGCCAGGGATGTATATACATCCAAGCGCGATAACTTCGTTGATGCTATCGGTTATATCCGTTGCGCAGCTATTATCGCAGGATACGAAGAACAATAATTAACCAACAATATAAATAAAAATTTGATCTGACGGTATGGAAAAGAACATACATTTGCTACGCGGTAAGTTGTCCGCAGCAACCCTGTGCTTCTGGAAATTCCGGGGGCGAGCTTGCAAGCCGAGGGAAACCAAAACAGTGATGGAGTAGTGACCATCCAGATCATTAACATTAACACATAAAATTATGCACATTTGGCAAACCAAACAAATTACTAAATCCCTTCCAACATGGGACGTTAAAAAAATGATGGCTAACAGACCCAAGGGTTTGAAAGATGACGAATGGAAAGAAATGGTGTCTAACGCAAAGATGGAAAAACTTATTGTTTTAAACCAAGTCCCAAAACACCTACTCAAGAAAGATCCTAGGTTCACCCAGGATAAAGAATAATATGGGATTATTTGATACCATTATAGTAGAAAAAGCCCTTCCCCTACCCAAGAAAGCCAAAGAAGCTTTCAAGGGTAAAGATTGGGGTAAAGTAGATTTCCAGACGAAAGATCTAGAGGAATGTATGCAAACATATTACCTCAAAAAGAATGGTGATCTTATATTAGAAAAAATTGAAGGAGACTATGAAGAATTATCAGAAGAAGAGCTTAAAGAAGCTAAAGAAAAGTATAGCCCAGGGTATTATCCTGCAATTAAGTTCACAGAGACCGGCAGATCTTTAGTTAAGCAGAAAATTACCCAGAGCGTTAATTTCTACACAGGCAGAGATGATAATGAAGGAAATCAATGGTGGCTAGAGTTCGTGGCTGTATTCGATGGCGGTAAGTTATCATCACTTAAAGTCCATAAAGTAGAGTTAACCAGAACAGCTGCCGAGGTTAAAAGAGCAAATGATGAATTCAGAGCTAGACTAGAAGCAGACCGAAATCATCCGTGGAACAAGACCAAGAGAGTGTTAAACTCTATCACATTTGGTTACTGGGCAGCTACCTGGAGGTTCATAGCAAGAGTCACAAGAAAAGCAGGTCAAGGCTTAGACAAGCTAGGATTCTGGATTTTCAGATACATGTAATATGATTTTTGACGGCAGCATCATAAATACGGCCGGACCCTCCCTTCCTTTAGCACCCCTCACAAAGGGTATTGTTAAACAGGTAGACTGGCGTGGTCGGGTAGAAGAGCTCTCCTGTTTGGCACACTATAATAGTGCTGAGTAACTTCTTTAACCATGGTAACCCGGATGTTGAAAAGGTTCTGCAGAGCCGTACCGTCAAAACTACTCCTGATTAGCTCAATGGTAGAGCAGCGAGCTGTTAACTCGCATGTTGTTGGTTCGAGTCCAGCATCAGGAGCCAGATTTGAGATGTTTGGGTCGCTCCCAACTGAAGGGCAAACGCAGGATCAGGCCAACGAGATACAAATAAACCCTGCACAATTTTAAATTACCCTGTGGTGTAACGGTAACACTTTAGTTTTTGGCACTAACATTCATGGTTCAAATCCATGCGGGGTAGTATATAATCATTTATCTGGAGTTGTAGCTCAATTGGTCAGAGCACCGCCCTGTCACGGCGGGGGTTGCGAGTTCGAGCCTCGTCAACTCCGGATTACATTTTAATGCACGATTAGCTTAGCGGTAGAGCAGGTCCTTTACACGGACAAGGTCGGGGGTTCGATTCCCTCATCGTGCACCACGGGGGTATAGCTCAGTTGGTAGAGCGTCTGCTTTGCAAGCAGAATGTCAGGAGTTCGAGTCTCCTTACCTCCACAAATTTAATGGGTAGATACCGAAGCGGTCAAACGGGGTAGACTGTAAATCTACTGGCATTAGCCTTCGAAGGTTCGAGTCCTTCTCTGCCCACCAATTTTGCTAGATCAGGGGACAAGGGGCCTCATGCCCCGTTCTGTAAGCTATATACAAGCGACAAAGACTTACCCTGATCTGGCAAATACTATAAAACACAAACCATGCACATATACTCATCTAAAACAATTCTAGCATTCTCATTATTAATGTACTTTGCCATCTCATTTTTTGTAATGATGAGCTGGTTTGGGGTAATGAAAATAAGTTCTTCCATATCATATGATACAGCTATGAAAGAAAATAAAGCTAGATTAACACACCAGCCCATTAAGTTCTAAAACTATGACTACCAAAGAAAAGAAAGTAGACCATTACAAGGCTACAGAAAAAATGACAGAAGCGGAATGCTTGAAGTATTGTAAAAAGAAAGCCGCAGAGGACCTGGAGTTATTTCCTGCCCTCACATTTGACAAAGAAAAGTTAATATCTGGATATATGGGTATGTATTACAAGCCCAAAAAAGCCGTAAAAGATGAGAGTAAAGTACCTCAATAGACTAGAGCAATTGATGGTTGGGGATACATTATTGTCCAAAAGCTATTCATACAACCTCATTAAAGATGCCAAGGCAGCAGTTAGACTCGGGGCCAAGGCATCAGAAGAAACATTACTAGGGGCAGTATATATTGCCGCAGTAAAACAAAACTAAACACCAAAGCATAACACACATATGGGATTAGATATGTACGCAAGAAGCTACAAGGTCGTGGATACCCTCGGCCCTGTAAAAGTTAAACCAAACAGTGATATTAGTGAAATACACTATTGGAGAAAACATCATGACCTACATGGTTGGATGCACAAGCTATATCTGGAGAAAGGGGGAACCAAAGAATTCAACTGTGAATATGTAAATCTAGACATGGAAGATCTGGACAGGTTAGAAAAGGATCTCAAGATGGAAGGATTACCTCCTACCACAGGATTCTTCTTTGGAAACAATCCTCCTGATGAAGATTCATTAGAGGATGACATGGAGTTTATCCGTAAAGCCAGAGATGAAATCCGTCAAGGAAGGCTAGTATATTACTCTAGCTGGTGGTAACATACAGCTGTTGACTCTGTCCCTGCATCCATAGTGTGAAAGTTTAAAAAAACGATAGCACTAATGCTGGATGGTGTGGATCAGGTGGCCTCCCCTTAAAAAATCCTCACAATTAGGGGGAGGCTAACCTATTCCGCTATGATAGGAACCTTGTACGAGGTTAGCTGTATCATATTTAACACCTGTCGGACATACCTTTCGTTAATGAACGGTATTCCCATACCCAGTGTCATAAACTGCTTTCTAATTCCTTTAGAGAACAGATGTGAGCTATTGAAGAACTTATCGCTCATCTGGAAGGGCACAACGCTATTTCCATGATGAATCATACCACTCCAGTAGAACGCTTCTTCATTATCTTCTGTCTTTTTACGGATTTCGTTAATTTCTAGTGCAAAATTTGTAAGTTGTTCTTCCTCACGTTCTTTAACAAGAAAGTATGAGGTTCCTCTTCTTACGAATGTTTTACCCTGCACAGTGAATTGCTGCTCTCTGGATTCTCTCCAGGAGCGCATCAAATCCTCTCCAGAGCGCTCTCCAAGCTCTTTTACTTGCTCATAGGATAGGTTTGCCACATAGTGATGAAGATTAGTGGTTCCCTCTTTGCCTATGAGTAAATCCATAGGGTTTGTTTTAAACTCCGACCTTTTTGCCTCACTCCATATTTTGATTAGGCTGGACGTATCAATACTATCAGATAATTTGATAGGTTGGTTCGTCCACCAATCAGCCTTGTAGTTCCAGGTAAAACCGGATCTGATTTTTAGCTCATTGAAATCTCCTAGAACCTCAGAGCCAATTTTACCATACCAACCCATTTCGGCATTCATATATAGTTTTTCTCTTTCGGCTGGTGTTTGAAACTTAGCCAGCTCTAGAGAACAAATATGTTTAGGAGATACAAATGAAGGTATGAGCAAAACCTTCTTATACTTCTGCTTAGGGCCCAGATTCAATTTAGGAAAGGCCTTAACCACATTTTCTGTGAGGTATCCTACTTCGTTCTCTAAGAACCCAGGCATACCTCCTACAGTTAATATATCTTTAAAATACATTACTTTATCCCCGTGCCTTGCTCTATGGTTCTTGGCTTCCTCTTTAGAGAGTTGCCATGCCCCTTGATACTGGGCGTGTAGATAATAGTTATTCCATAGCTTCCTTTCCGCATATTCAGACCTAGGAAGTTTAAAATCCAAGCAGTCATCAAAGTTATCTAATACTGTGGTATATAGGGTAGGCCAGTCCTTGCCCTCAAAAAAGTCAAACACAGTACCCACAAAGTTAGAGGTTTTAGACCTTGCAAACCAGCCAAAGACTGGTATTCTTACAAAATCGAAATCATCCACTTTCAACCCCAGTTTGGACACTAAACGAGGCAGATTAATTTTGCTATTAAAATCGTTGATATTCATGCTAAAATAAGGTAAATATAAAATTATGAGTTCATTAAATTTTGACCAATCCACCGACTACTCCAATAAGGAGCTTTATCAATTACTCCGCGTTGCAGAACTTCCTGAATATGTGAAGACCGCTTCTGTGGATGACTATGATACCCTCCAAGGCCTCCCCAAAGAGGCGTTTGCGGATGAAGATCGTAGGATTTATCCCCTGAATAGTGCTGCCCGTACATATGTGAGTAATGCTTATTTCATCAGCAAGAAAGCTGATATAGAAAAGCTATACGGTGATGGGTATGTTCGTCAACTAGAAAACAAGATTAAAGAGGCCGCTGAGATATTCCAAATTGAGGAAGATATCAATAGTTACTCTAATGAGTTCACAAAACAGGCTAGCTCAGATTATCCAGAAACACACTTAGGTAACTTTGAACTTGCCGGTTTGGGTGCTATGGATCTTTATCCTGTTAAAACCGCAGCGGACCTCAGGGAGAATATGGACCACATTGTAAACAACATCCATAACTATCCATTTGAGTGGAGAACCAAGCTAGCAGAGAATTCCGTTAAGGTTGCCGGTGAGCTAGGTGTGGACGAGGTTCCTGATCTGCTCCTTAAGTATGCCGGTTATTTCTATCCTGACTTTGCTGGTTTAAAAACAGAAGTCTGGAGAAGAAGCACAAAGCTCAAGCAAGCAGAGCATAAAGAGATGTATGAGAAAATCTCTGCAGATATCGAAAACATAAGCTCATCAGAAGAGGTTATGAAACTCGCAGAGACCCTAGCCCATATTGAGAATATGGAAGGTCTATATGATAATGTTAAAGTCGCACAGGTTCTTCGTGACCCTGTTGACATGATCTTCACGAAGAGCATAGAGAAAGTTGCAAGTGATCTTAACTTTGTTGAGGCTCACGGCGACAAGTATCTCATCGATGACCTTCAAAAGGTAGGTAAGGACAAGTATGAGGAAGCTTTTGGATTCGACCTGGATCCAGCAGATTCCACAAAGCTTGCAGAAGTATTCCCTACAATGCCACGTTCAGACATCAAGCTGTTCGAAGAGATCTCGGGTATCCGCCCAGTATAAAAAAGTAAAAAAATAAAATAATACCTCCCACGCCTCTCACTGAAGCGCACCAGGGAGGTTTTTTATTGTACACACAATATGAAGTATGAGGTAAAGGTTAAGAGAATATATACTACTATTATATCCGTGGAGGCTGATGCCCCCTGGGATGCGAAAGACAAAGCCGCCGAAATACTACGTGTAGGTAAGTACTCGGACGGATCACAAATACCTACATTCAAACCAGAAAACACACTCCCACAAGTAGAGTGGGGTTTCTGGGAAATATAAACACACAACAAATGGAAGCTAGAATTAAAGTACTTTGGAATGACTGCGGACATGTTCGTAGATGGGGAGCAGACGTATACAAATGGAGCTGGAAAAACGGGCCAGGTCTTGCAGATGTTCTACATCAATGCAGAATGGAGGGTTACAACACTATGGTGCACGCTGATCCTCAGTTATGGCACAAAACCTTCTTTAAGGCTTATTGCGAGGTTCATACTCTATTAGATAAGCCATATGCGAAGCCATATGTGAATAACCAAGAAAATTACGAACCCTCTGAGTTTGACCTGTGGGCTAGAACTTCTGCACGTATTTATTTCTCAACCAGAGATGCTGCGGAAACACCATGGACAACTAACAGGGTACAGTTCTACGACTATGTGCACACCCCTGTAGAGCACGTGGTATGGGCGGCAGCAGCAATTAAAGCAGTATACGATCAGGGTAAAGATTACTTTATCTTGAACCATGCTTAATCTACAACTTGCAAAAGATATGAAACATTGATATCTTAACAAGAATTAAGATTTAACGCAGAGTAGAGAAACGGTATCTCGCAACGCTCATAACGTTGAGACAGCAGGTTCAACTCCTGCCTCTGCCAAATCTAATAAAACCTAAATGAAATCCTCTAAGGAAATATTAAAAGATCAAACTGCTCCGCTAATGGCTTTGGCCTACGTTATACAGGAGGAATTTGGCGTGGACTCTTTCACCTGGGAACCTCAACTTCTCAGAAACGAGCTAGAGACTAAGTATGACATAAAGATAACTGATCTGCAGTCCGATAAGATTCAGGCTGTGATTGTTATGTTAACCACAGATATGTATGAGACGGATGTACGAACATTCGAAGTACTCAATAGTTTAACAAATCATAATCATCAAGATTTTGAAGACTTCGAGCCCTCAGAAGCAGAGGAGATCGTTATTGGAATTACAGAAGCACTATTGCTTAAAATGGAACAGCTAGAATATAGTGACTCTGTTAAAGCTTATGCTGGCTGGGTATTTCATGAATACGGTTTTTGCAAAGCTCCTGATATCTTTCCTAATGCTATCATGCCAGAAGGTTTCCCAACCGACGGAGATGACAAAGAAAAGAATCTGGCGCTAGAAGAAATATTTAATATGAAAATTGATAATGTGACGAAATATATGACAGACATTAAATAAAGATGAAAAAAGCACACACAGACCTATTCGACCGTCCGTCTGGATTAGGTGACACTAGAGTAGAATACTTATATAATAAAGAAAACGGAACATTACCATCTAAGGTATACGTTGGAGATCCGCTTGATTTAGAAAAGACTAGCCAGTTTATATCTGATAATTTTGATCCATTAAATTCAGAATTTGCGTTTAAAGGGGGGAAACTATCAGAATCAGGATTCTGGCTAGGTAAAGGAGAATATCTGGATATTATTCTTGAGGTTAGCGATTACGGAAGATCAAGAGAATATCTGCCGTACATTAGCGAAGAAAGTTATAATCTTAATAAACCTAAACAAGTAAAAACCTGCTCTGTTCAGGCTTGTGGTGGCTCCCCTGAAAAACTAAAAAAGTTAGGTGAGGAGTTGTCTAAGTTCAAACATGAAGCAGAAGCAAAGATATACCTATTAGTAAGCGAACATGGGGATACAGATTTACGGCCACTAGATGTGCCTGTAATAGACACTAACCTTGATTTGAATTACGGTACTGAGTTTAAAGAAGTACATGATAGTGTTATAGACTCATTAAAGAATAAATCCTCTGGTTTATACCTGTTTTATGGGGATCCAGGCACAGGTAAATCCTCGTATATCAAACATCTGCTATCAACAGTAAAAAATAGAAAGATTGTTTATATCCCTATTAGCCTTATTGATAGCCTGACATCGCCAAACTTCCTGCCGCTGCTCATGAGTAATAGGAACATGATTCTTGTTATAGAAGACGCAGAAAAGGCACTATTATCCCGGGAAGAAGATAGAGGAAACTCATCATTGGTATCAACCATACTTAATCTTACGGATAGCTTTATAAGCAGTACCTTGAATGTAAGTATTATTGCTACATTCAACACCAAAAAGGAAAATCTTGATAAGGCCTTGTTAAGAAAAGGCAGGTTGAAAGTCAGTCATGAGTTCAAGAAATTATCGGTAGAAGATAGTCAGAAATTAATAGACTCTCTAGGTATACAACATACCGCAACAGAGAGTATGTCTATTGCTGACATCTATTATTTAGACGAAGATAATCGTCACAAAGAAGATAAAGAAGAAGATAGAGTTATTGGCTTTGGTAAGGCTTAAATAACATCTCTTGCACTACTACTTGCGCCCTGGAGACTAATATCTCCAGCGGCCATGTAGGCGGCGCAAACAGCAAACACAAGACTGTGCATTGCATCATCAGGCTGGTTAGGGTTGTGGTTATAGAACATTTCCTGACCGTACATACCATCCTTTACTTCTACATAAACATTCAATAAGTCCTGCATATAGTCGGACACATCCTCCCAATTAGGGAACAATATTTTACCTGCCTTTATTTGTCGTATAACTAATGAAATAACATCAGATCTATGTAGCACCCAGCGGTTTTGCCTCCAATCGTAATCTCCCATATCAAAATACTGAATAACTTTACTTCTCCTATATGTTGCTAATTGCGAACGTGTAGGGCTTGTTAATTCACACAGTTTAATTCCTCTGATAGGGTCAGGACCGGAGTCAGCCACACAAAAGGCATTATAAGCATTAGCTAATTCTGAGATGTTTCTAATATGCCCTTCATGATCAAATCCATTGAATATCTTTACATAGAAAACCTCAAACACTCCATCGTTTCTCATGGCTCCTGCGGTGCATATAGTTCTGCTTTGAACCATAGAAACACCCCAATCCACTCCAACCGTGTATATCTTATACATTGGTCGGTTCTTTTCATGAATAAGCTTTTTACCATCACTATCCAACATCTTACCTAATACACAAACACGGCGAAGTTCTTCTTCTGTGATGGGTTTTGTGCCCATATCAAAAGTAAGCCCAAACACTTCGTTCATTATCTTTTTATGATCGTACTTACCACTAGTACATTTTTCATAAATTTCTTTCCACTCTTTTTCAGTTTCATTAAAGAATGGCAGTATAGGCTGGGCTAGATGATAACCAGTCATCAGGAAGTTAGTAGGATTTCCTGCCGCCCATTCACCATCTCTTGCATTAATACGTTTAGAGCACTTAGAACAACTCAAACCGTGCTCCAAAATCATTTTCATTGGGTCATTACCCTCTGTGAGACTATTCCAATGACCACATCCACAGCGCATCATCCACTCAAGCTGATTCGTTGTTTTCCATAAACTATGAATAGTATTCGTGCTATCCAAAGGAGTACCTGCGAAGATTTCTCTTTTGTAAGGGCTCAATGCCATAGTTTCCTGGATAATAGGAATCTGGTCATACATCATGTCTTGCACCTCGTCATAAACAATACAATCAACCGCAGGTCCACGGACTCGCGTAGCATCATCTTTAACATAACGAAACAAGATACTGCTTCTGGTATCGCCCATAATTTTTTCAAACACATCATTCTTATCCCAACCTTTCACCAACATATTCTTAACCTTAGGGCTATCAAATCTGGGTGGAAGGTAATTACTAGAGAAATACTTAACAGTTAATTCCTGAGGGCCAATATAGAGCATCTTGTAGTAGTTCCATCTCAACATATTCAAGCACACGAAGTTACTCAAAAGTGTACTCTTTAAAGTCTTACGACTACACTTAAGGAGCAGTTTCTGTGGCATGTGGTCATACACATGTTTAAGCATCGGGAAATCAGTTAAATCTTGAAGCCTCCCCTCATTATCGAACAAATAGTTCTCGACAAAATGAGAGGGCGGAAGTACCGAAAACATCAGCTGTCGAGCACGAAAAACAGCATCCTTGGTACCAACCTGGAAAAGTTTTTCTATAGTATCTTTGACATCAGAATGGGACATAGAACAAGAAAGAAGTTAAGTAAAAAACCGCAACAAGGCAATAACTTTGTTGCACTATATGATTTTACATACAGATCATTAGATTCGCTAATATCCACCCTAACACCTAAAGTGAAGGGAAATAAAAAATATTATCCAATCTATGGAAAGAAATAGTGTATAATTAATTAATGAGCAAAACAGCAATATATTATAAAGTTAGGGACAGACTTTGCGGATATGTAGAACCGATACTAAATCCGTTACTTAGTAAGTATTATACAGATAGCAGCAAGTCTCAGCAACGCAAAGAGTTAACGCATATTCCTGAACCTCCAGTTCAGAAACCTATGCAACAACCACCACGACCTAAAAAGGTATAACCCTTCAAAACAACACACACATTGAAAAGAAGAAAAAAGAAAAAGGTTAACAAAAAAATAATTAAGAATGAGACTCCTCCCGTTAAAAGAGGTAGGGGTAGACCTAGAAAAGAGGTTAAAGCTGTAGAGGCAACTCCGGCTAAAAGACGTGGAAGGCCACCAAAGGTTAAAACACCATTGCCGGCTCCACTTAAGAAGGAAGACAAGCTAGCAGGGTTTAGAAAGCCCGTGAAGCTTGCTATAAGAAGCAAACCTGCGATGGGGTACAATGACACCCCGCAATCTCCTCAGGAGCTACAGATAGCCTCACACCCATTATATAATGGCTCTGTGTGGTTACTCTCCAAGCTGCCTCCACATGAGGAGGAGTATATTAAGAAAATGGCTAGAAAGAGAGGCACCACTCCATTAAACACTATTATGGAGCATATCCTTGATTTCTTTGCAATAAGAGGCACAGAACTTGGTCAAGCATTAAAAGAAACACACAAACCCGTATAAAATGGAATTCACACAAAAATTCAAAAACTATTACAAAGCACACTATCCTAGCCTGTTCATCCTAACCCATGAGGAGGAGAGGGTAGTAAAAGATATCCTGGAGCTATTCTCCACGGATGAGGTAACAAAGATACACACCTGGGATGCCCAACGTGGATTGGTTAATCTTAAAGATACAAATCAAATTCACCCAGAAGGGCTAAATAACAGCACAGAGCTTCTCAAGTATCTGCAGAGCTACAGAGAAGAGGATAATATCTTTATCCTAAAAGACTTCCACCTTCACTTCGACAAGGTGATTAACATCCGCCTGCTCAGGAACCTTTGGAATATTCTAAAGACCAAGGGTAACATGTTGGTTCTTGTTGGCCATAAATTCGCAATACCCGCGGAAATGGAAAAAGAGATTCAGTTGATAGACTACGATCTCCCTGGTGCAAAGAGCATAGAGGAGCGTCTAGCGTTTATTATTGATTCTGTTAACAAGGCCCGGGAGGACAATAAAATGGACGCCCTAGTGGTTCCTGAAGAAATCAAAGAAGCGGCAGTAGAAGCAGCCAAGGGTATGACCTTTGGTGAAATTGAGAATGCTTTTGCTATGGCATACACCACCACGAAGAGCTTTGAACAGCCATTTGTGGGTACGGTATTCGATGAGAAGATTCAGCAGCTGAAGAAAAACGGACTGCTAACCTATATCCCATCTGATATATCGTTTGATAATGTGGGTGGGCTTAACGGCTTAAAGCGTTGGATTCGCTCTAGGAAAAAGGCATATTCACAGGATGCAAGAGACTACAAGTTACCCCTACCAAAGGGTATATTGCTGGCCTCTGTGCCTGGTGTGGGCAAAACTCTTGTGAGCAAGTCTATTGCTAAGGAGTTTGATTGCCCATTGTTCCAGTTCGATATGGGATCTATATTTGATTCTCATGTTGGTAACAGTGAGCGTAATATGCGTGAAGCCATCAAGGTCATAGAGAGCATTGGGAAGTGCGTTATACTTATTGATGAGATAGAAAAGAGTCTCAGTAAGGATGCAGTTTCTGGTAAGGGTGACACAGGTGTAAGTTCACGTATCTTTGGTACGTTTCTTGGTTGGCTCAATGACAGGACTAATCCTGCGTTCATTGTGGCAACCTCAAACGATCACACCATACTCCCAACGCCACTTATTCGTAAGGGTAGGTTTGACCAGTTATTCTGGGTTGACCTTCCTAGCGATCAGGAACGTCGTGAGATATTCAATGTGGTATTAACCAAATATGGCCGTAACCCCTCAGATTTCGACCTAAAGAAATTTGTTGTTGAATCAGATGAATTCACAGGTGCCGAGATTGAGGATGTGGTTAAATCTGCATTGTTCAGGGCATTTGATGTTGGTAAAGAAATATCCGATAAGGATATATTAGCAGAGTTGGATGAGTTTATTCCTTTTGCCCATTCGCACGAGGAAGATCTTCAGACCATGCGTAAACAAGCCCGCGGCAAGCTAGTCATGCTTAACGATCAGGGCGAAACCCAAACAATAGAAACCGCTATGCGAAAGCTTAGCATCTCAATGGAATAATATGGAAAGAGAACACAAAATATCAGACACACTGCAGCAGTACTACGACAAGGTATTCCAAGATGGAAAGCTTGTGAACGTACACATAGCAATGTGGGGAATGAGCTACAGCCTCACGGAAGAAGATATCAAATTAGATAACAAACTTCCTGAGGTTATTCAGCTCGGCAAGAAAATGCTTATCAAGCCTGCGGTACATAACCTGTTCCGCAGTCTACAGGCCAAGGCCCGTAACTACTTGTACGCCAACTCATTCCAGTTTCCACTGGTTCCTCAAGCACACTTTGTCCCTAAGGCAAGATATGTAGAGGTCTACCAGAAGCTAAATGAGTATAAAGAAGCGTTCATCCAGATGCGTGATGAGTTCATCGAGAAGTATCCAACCTACAAGGAGGAGGCTATAGAGTACTACAAGCAGTTTGCAGACCAGATCAACGTTGATGATATGGAAGATCTATATCCCAGCGTTGAAAACGTGAAGAGCAAGTTCTCATTCGAGATTGTATCCTTCGAGGTTAAACTGCCTACTGAGTTTGCTGACATTGATATTCATACTGAAATCAATCGTGAGCAGGCTGCTGGTGAAGCTAAACTTGCAGCTGCGCGTCAGTACAAGCAGGAGTACAAGAACCAATTGGATACTCACATGGGTAAAATCAACGAGTTCGTTGGCGATGTTATCAACACCCTGCGTAGCAAGGTGGTTGAACATTGCTCTGTTGTGCTCGGCAAAATCTCAAAGAAAGAGGTTGTTTCCGAGACCAGCATCAAAACACTCATGAAACATATCAACGAGTTCCGTGATCTTAACTTCATAGAAGATAAGACCATAGAGGCAGAGCTTAGCAAGGTTGAAAAGCTCCTTAAAGGAGAAACAGACTTTGCTAAGGATAAGGACGCAGTCAAAGAACTGCAGGGAGTGTTAACCAATGTTATCTCGGAAGCCAAGAGTATGACCGATGTGGCCAATATCTCTGGGGAATACTTCCGTAAGCTTGAGGTATAATATGTACGAGGGAGAAGAAACAGTAATGAATATTCCCTCTTTTGATATGCTCTGGATCTCCTTTAGGGGGGATCCAGAGGGTACCTTTAGCTTGATAGTTCCGTGTTGCGAGGTAATCAACGGAGTAATAATAGGAATTACTCAAACTGATATCATTGTATCGCATAAAAAAGAAAACATAGAACTCTCACACGGAGAATTCAAGGAAGCCATAGAATATGAACTCAATGACGCATTGGAACACCAGGGGTTCAAAAAGAAGAAAATAACGCGACTTAGCGTTCAGCCGGCAAAAACAAATGACGTTATACAAATACTAATAACACAATGAGCCACTCAGTAAAAATCAAAACAAAGTTTAAAAACAAGAGATTACTTTTGAGTACTTTTGAAAATCTCGGATGGAAAATTGTCGAGAATCAGAAGTGCACAACGTATCCCTCCGATCCCAGTAGAAACATTGTTCATCAATACGTAGCATTAAATCCATCTCCTCGCGGATATGATGTGGGAATTGATATAAATAGCGATGGTGAGGCAACATTCACCTGCGACTTCTTTGATAGCTCTATAGCTAGACAGCTAGGACAGAACTTGAAGAATGTTAAGCAGAATTATTCGTTAACTGAATTAAAGCAGTTTATGAATGAGGAGGATCTCAACTACCAGGTAGAGACCCTAAAGTCAGGAGAACTAAAAATAATCGCAACCAAATAAATACACATATATGACTAACCAAGAATTTGACTCCATCAAGCAGCAGCTAGAAAGATCCATCGTGGAAACACTCTACCAGGAGTGTCAGCCATACCCACCAGCAAGGGTGTATGTTCACAACTATAGCCTGCTCCCGGAGAGGTCACACGGGTGGGCAAGGGCAAAGGTAACATATGTGGTTTATTGCCCAGGAGAAAAACTCCACACAGTAAACATCCGCTTCCAGCATGATAAGCTGGGACGGTTCCT